ATGATTAATGAATTAATCAATTCAATTAACGGAATGTTAATTGAGAAATTCCCAAACACAAAAGTATATACATCAAAGTTAGAGAAGGATTTTACAAGACCTTCTTTTTTTATTCGCTATATTACTAGCAGACAAGTGGATTTAAATAGAAATAGTTATTTAAATATAATAACTATGAAGATTATTTATTATCCGACACTAGATGAATTTATGAATGTGGACTTGATAGCACAAAATGAAGTTTGGGATACAATGCGAGAAACCTTCAGTAGCGGATATATAAAGGTTTTGGATAGAGCCGCAAAGATAAGAAGGTTAAGAGGCAGAGCAAAAAATACAGAAATACATCTTAAGCTAAAATTGGAATTTACTGAAGACAGGATCTTTAATAAAGCTCAAAGTCCTAAAGCAGAAGCAATCAATTTAAATTTTTAAGGAGGAATAGGAAATGGGAGAACCATCAATACAAATTGTATTTAAACAAGCAGGAATAACTGCAATAAAAAGAGGAGAAAGAGGAGTTGTAGTGCTTATTTTAAAAGACACTATGCCAGCATCATATAGTAATCCAATCAAAATGGAAACTATAGATGAAATTCCTGAAGGATTATCAGATTTTAATAAAGAACAAATTAAACTTGCTATGATAGGATATCAAAATCCACCAAAGAAAGTTATTGCTTATGTAATAGCATCAGATGCAAAGGATTATTCAGAAGCTCAAAATCACCTAGAGACAATTAAATGGGATTACGTAGTAGTTCCAAGTATTGGCCTAACTGTGGAGGGCAAGGTTGATACAGAAGCAAATACTACTTCAAGAGCAACAGATTTTGCTACTTGGATTAAGCAATTAAGAAGTACTAAGGATATTAAAGTTAAAGCAGTACTTCCACATTGTCCAGCAGATAATGAAGGAATTATTAATTTCTGTACTGATGATATAAAAACAGCAAATAAAACTTACACTGCAGCAGAATACTGCTCAAGAATTGCAGGTATGCTAGCAGGAACACCATTAACTATTAGTGCTACTTTTGCACCTCTTGCAGAAGTTGTTGATGTTCCACATTTAAAGAAAGAAGAAAGAGATGCTGCTGTTGATGCAGGTAAATTAATCTTATTTAATGATGGAAAGAAAGTTAAGATTGACAGAGCAGTTAATAGCTTTGTTACTACAATTGAAAATAAAGGTGATGATTTTAAGAAAATTAAAATCGTAGATATTATGGACTTAATGCATGATGATATTAAGACAACTGCTGAAGATAGTTATATTGGTAAATATCCAAATGATTATGATCACAAATGTTTACTTATCACAGCTATTAATGGATATTTTGAAGGCTTAGAATTAGATGGCTTACTTGATAGCAGCATTCAAGGCCAAAACAAGGCTGAAATTGACTTAGAAGCACAAAAAGTTTACTTAAAAAGTCAAGGAACAGACCTTGGAACAATGAAGGATCAAGAAATAAAAGAAAGTAATACAGGTTCTCAAGTATTTCTTAGAGGACAAGCTATTATTTTAGATGCAATTGAAGATATTAAATTTCAAATATATATATAGGAGGGGTTATTTATGCCACAAGCAAAACAAGTTATAAATGGAACATGGGGAGAAGTCTGGATTAATGGAGAATACGTTTCAGAAGTATCAGCACTTCAAGCAAAGGTTACTCTAACAAAGGTAGACGTTAATTTTACAAGAGATTTATGGAAAAGAAGTAAGATAACAGGAATAGAAGGAAAGGGAACATTGAAACTGCATCATGTATCCTCAAGGATGGCAATTTTAATGAAAGATAATATTAAGCAAGGAAAGCAAACAGTATGTACTATTATATCTAAATTAGCGGATCCAGATGCATTGGGAGCTGAAAGAGTAGTACTTAAGGATGTTACTTTTGATGAATTAACAGTAGCAGACTGGGAAGTTAAAAAGAATGTTGAAGAAACGCTTCCATTTACTTTCTCAGGATATGATTTCTTAGACTTAATAGAGCCACAATAAAAGCTTAAATCAAGTATTGATAATTGATAATGCACGATTGACACAGGGTGCCCTTTATGGGCACCCTGTGGGCAATGAAGGATAAATTTCAAAGAGAAAGTTCTGATAGCTAAATGCAAGATTTGGAGCATCACTTTTTGGACTTTTACTTTTCTCTCTAGGATTTTTTAAAATGTATTTTTAAACAAAACCTGAGTTTTTAAATCTTAACTGTCAATTGTCAATTATAAGAGTGGCTTAGCCATTTTTGGTTTAAAAAAATCTAAATTAGTATAGAAAATATATATAGAAAAAATTAATCAATAAAATATGGAAAAAATTTATTTAAATTATTATAGAAAATGAAAATTTTTAATTAAATTATTATAGAAAGTGGAGATGAAAATTATGAATTTAGTAGAACAATTATTAAAAATAGATGCTGGCAAAATTGAGGTACCATCAAAAGAGGTAAAGCTTAAACTTGCTAAACTAGGAAATGCTGAAATTACCTTTACATGTAATGCTATTTCTATGGAAAGATATAATGAAATTCAAGAAAGAGTATTGCAAGTAGATAAGAAAGGAAATATTCAAGGCTTTGCCACAGCACAGGCAAAAATAGAAACAGTTCTTGCAGGGGTTTCAGAACTTAGATCTGAGGAGCTTATGAAACATTTTAAAACTCCAACACCTAAGGAACTTATGAATAAAATATTTTTACCGGGTGAAGTTGATATTTTAGCAGATACTGTAACAGAAATATCAGGAGTAGAAGCTACCTCAAATAAAAAAGAAGACATAAAAAACTCATAAGCACTGATGAAACGGTTAATCTTCTATACCACTGTTGGAAACTGCATGATAAGTGGCCAGCAGAAACTTTAAATAGAGGATTTGGAGAAAAGATTATCATCAGTGCTTTTATTGAACAAGAAATAGAAGATAAGAATAGGAATATGGAAGCCCTAAATTCAGGGGGTGATGATTAATGGCATCTGGAATCAACATGACACAAGTGAATGTAAATCAAATGAATGTTGCAATAAATATAACAGAAAATTTTATTGTTGCTATTCAAAAAGCTCAACAATCTATGGATGGATTAGGGAAAAAGGCTATAGAAACTTCACAAAAAGTGAATGAATCATCTAAAGCGTTAGGATTTGGTGATAGATTAGCAAGTGGATTAAGTACAGCTAGACAGGCAATAGGAGAGGTGGGGAATTCTACAGCAAGTTTTTTAAAAGATTGCATAGATGGTGCCGCAAAATCAGAAAAAATAAATAAAGATTTGGCACAAACAATTAAATCCACTGGAGGTGCTGCCGGATTTACAGCCGAAGAAGTAAGTAAAATGGCATCACAATTGAGCAATACATCTACATTTGGCGCTGGAGCAATTAAAACAGGTCAGAGTATGTTACTTACATTTACTAATATAGGCAAAGATGTATTTCCAAAGGCATCACAAGCAATGATAGATATGGCCCAAAAAATGGGGACTGATCCTGTGGAAGCTAGTAAAGTGCTTGGCAAAGCGCTTAGCGATCCTACTAAGGGACTTGCAGATTTAGCTGGAGTTGGAATTAGATTTACGGATGGACAAAAAAAGCAAGTAGAAGCAATGCAAAAGGCTGGTGATACAGCTGGAGCTCAGAAATTAATTTTAAGCGAATTAAATAAGGAATTTGGTGGGCAAGCAGCAGCAGCAGCAGATACTTATGATGGTAGGTTAAAGCAATTAACTAATACTATAAGTAGTATAAAAACAACAATAGGTACAGCTTTATTACCTTATGTAAGTAAGGCAGCAGAAGTGTTTCTAAGTATAGCACAGGCAATAAAAAATGTACCACAACCCATAATGGATATTATTGCAAAAACTTTAGGTCTTACAGCAGTATTTGGAACATTAATTGGTGGCTTTGGAATGTTTAAAAATATGATAGGAATGTTCTTTCAGCCTCTTTCAGGAGTTATAGGTTTATTTACTAAGTTTCCAATTCCCATTATGCTAGTTGTGGGAGTAATTGCATTACTAGCAGCCGCTTTTGCTACTAATTTTGGCGGAATAAGAGACTTTGTTGTATCTGTATTTAATAAAATTTCAGGAGCAGTAAAATCAGCAATTGATGTATTTAAGAAAACAGGAAGTGCAGCTCAAGGGCTAGGAGCATTATTTACTAATTTATTTGGATCCAAAGTTGGTGCCGTTGTAACAAATACTATAAAACTAATAACTATAGTAGTTAAATCCTTAGTAGAATTTATTAAAGCACATATGCCACAAATAAAAATTGTAATTCAAAATGTATTTAAAGGAATTCAATCAGTTTGGAACTCTATATTAAAACCAGTATTAACATTTGCAATTCAAATCTTTGGAAAGTTAATAAGCTTTGTAATGTCTAACTGGCCACTTATAAAACAAACTATTACAACAGTTATGACAGCTATCAAAAATGTTATAACCACAGTTTTAGGAGGAATAACAACTTTTTGGAAGGCGCATGGACAAACTATAAAAATAGTTGTAGGTGCAGCCTTTAATAATATAAAAACAATAATTTCAACCGTACTTAGCGTAGTTACAGGAGTTATTAAAACTGTAATGCAAATTATAAATGGAGATTGGTCAGGAGCCTGGAACACTATAAAAAGCACTGTAGGAACAGTATTTAATGGAGCTGTTGATATTGTAAAAAATATTATAACTGCTATAGGTGCAGTATTTAAGGATATGGCAAAAACTGCAATTACTTGGGGAAAAGATTTTGTTGATGGAATTATAAATGGAATAAAATCTAAAATTGAAGGAGTTACTGAAGCAGTTACAGGAATTGCTGATAAAATAAGATCTTTCCTTCATTTTTCAGTTCCAGATGAAGGTCCTCTTACAGATTATGAGACTTGGATGCCAGATTTTCTAAAAGGTATGGGAACTGGAATCAAAGTTAATACTCATTTAGTAACTGATCCAGTTAAAAATCTTTCAGTTGGTATTAAAACTAATATGAATAAGAATTTATCTGGTGGAAGTAAGGCTGAAAATGTAAAGGCAGCAGGTACAACAGCTAAGGATGACACAGCTCAAAATGGTTTTGCAATAACAATAGCTAAACTTGCTGATTCCATAATAATTAGAGAAGAAGGCGATATAGATAAAATTGCGACAGCACTAGCAAACAAATTAACTCAAACAGCACTTGGAATGGGATAGGAGGTATTTTATATGATAGAATTTTGGTTTAATCAAGGTAGAACCTGGCTGCAATTGCCAGTACCACCTTCTAGTTATTTATTAAAATTAGGTAATAATAATTCAGTAGTTAATGTTGAATCCATTGGAGAAGTAAATATATTAGGAGATTCAAAGCTTTCAGAGATATCTTTTGAAGGCTTTTTTCCTGCACAAGAATATAATTTTTGCGCATATTCTAATATTCCTAAGCCTTTTGAGTGCGTAGCACAAATAGAAAAGTGGAGGAAAAACAAAAAGCCTATAAGAGTAATTCTAACTAATACACCTATTAATGATTTATTTTCAATAGAAACCTTTGAATATGGTGAAAATGATGGCACTAGAGATGTATATTTTACTTTAAATTTAAAACAATATAAGGTTATAAAATTGAATCAAAAGCTTGTAGGCACATGGGGGTCAAGCTTTAGTTTAACAAATTCAAACAATATATTGGGTGGAAACTTATGATTGAAGTATTAGAAAAAAATATTAAGAGTAAATATAGGCTTAAGATATTAGGTGAAAAAATTAAAAGCAAATATATGGTTAGTATTTTAGAAGAAAAAAATAAAAGCCAATATATGCTTGAAATATTAGGTGAAGAATATGATTAAAATTTATAGCTTATACGATGGATGGAATTTAACAGATATAACCCCAGTATGTAAAAGTGTTGAATTATCAGCATCGGTAGATCAGCCTGCGAGAAAATGTGCATTTAGTATGATTTATTCATTATCAGATAAAAATCAGCCTAGAGTTCAAATAGGTCCAGGCACCTTAATTAGTGTTGTGGAGGAGGAACATGGAGAAATCTTTAGAGGCGAAGTAGTGGATAGAACTTTAAGCAGTTCAAGTCAAGAGGAAACCTTCACTTGCTATGACTATATGAGGTTTATTATGAATTCATCTACAAGTATGAATATTAAGAATATGCCACCAGAAAATGTTACAGCTAAAGCTTGTGAAGAGGTAAATATAAAATTAGGTGATATAGCAGTTACAGGTTTTCCAATTAATAGAGTATGTCCAGATAAAACTTACTATAACATAATAATGCAGTGTTATAGTGAGGTAAGCAAACAAAATGGAAAACAATATATTCCAATAATGAAAGCTGACAAATTAAGCATAATTGAAAAAGGACAAGTTATTTCAAATTACACACTTCAGTCAAGTAATAAGGATGTATATAACAATAATATTATAGATTTAAGCTATAAAGATACTTTAGAAAATATGATAAACAGGGTTGTTATTTTTGATGCTGATGGAAATTACGTAGATAAAGTTGAAAATGCAGAAGCAGTAAAAAGCTATGGTGTTTTCCAAACAACTTATTCAGTAGAAGATGATAAGGATACTTATACCGTAGCACGAAATAAATTATATGGTTTTAGTGATGAAATATCAATTGAAGCTATGGGAGATTATAGCTGTATAACAGGATATGCAGCTATGACTAAAGTATGGTATTTAGGCTTATTGAATAATACTACAGTATACATTAATGCTGATTCTCATACCTGGGAATGCGGGACAGGAAAGTATACTATGAAGCTGACAGTCAGCTTAACAAATAAAATGGATTTACAGGAGGTGGATAGCTAATGGATCCCTATGTAAAAATGTTAAATTTAATGACAAAGAAAGGTGCAGAATGTAATCCACTAAGTATTTGTATTGGCAAGGTTATATCACCACCGCCTGAAATTATAATTCAAACAAATAATTTACAGCTATATAAGGATGATCTTTATATAGCTGATTATTTATTGCAAGGGTATTCTCGAAACGTATCTATATCGCCTAATTGCACAGGAAATACAATAGTAACTAAGGATACTATTAAGATTGGTGATGAACTTGCAGTTTTTCCTATAGGAGGTAATCAAGTATGGATAATACTTTGTAAGGTGGTGAAATGTGATGGCTAATATATTGCCAGAAACTAATTCAATTTTAGCAAATGTAGTTGCTTCATTTCCAGAAGAAGAAGCAGAAGTAAGTATACCAAAGGAATATGCTTGGGATTTTGAAAAAAATGATTTTAAGCTAAAGGATGGAAAGTTTCAAATAGTAGAAGGCACAGAAGCTTTAAAGATTTGGATATGGAAAGCTCTTAAAACAAGTAAAGCCATATATCCAATTTATAGTGATAGCTATGGACAAGAGCTTGAGAGTTTGGTTGGAAAAGGAATTAGTAAAAGCTTGGCTGAAAGTGAAGCAGAAAGATTAACTTTAGAATGTTTAAAAGAAAATGAACACATTCTAAGTATTAGTAATTTTAAGGCTGATAAAAGTAAGGATACTTTAAAAATTACATTTACAGCAATAACTGATTGTGGGGAGGTGATAATTGATGTTTGAAAATAATACAGAAGAAGTTTTAAAAAAAGAGATGTTAAGTAGTATTGATTCTGGAATATCTAAAAGTGAAGGATATTTTGTATATGATGCAATTGCACCAGCTGCAAAAAAAATATCTGAATGTTATACCGTATTAGATATAATTTTAAAGTTAATATTTGGAGAACCAGCACCAGAAATTCCACAAGAAGACTATGATAAATTTATGGATAAGGATGCAGCAAGGCATGGATTAAAGCGTAAGCAAGGAATATATTCCATAGGTGAAGTAACCTTTACAGGCGTAGATAATTCTATAATTAATGAAAACAGCATTGTCCAAACGGTTGAAGGTTTAAAATACAAAGTAACTTCTCAAGGGAAAATTGTAAATGGAAAATGTACTTTAGGGATTAAAGCAATGGAAATGGGTTCAAAGTATAATGTACCATCAAATACTATAGTTCAAATTCCAATTAAAATTAATGGAATAATAAGCGTAACTAATTTAAATACAACTACTAGTGGTACCGATAGAGAAACTAGTGAGGAGCTGCTTGAAAGAATTATATCAAAAGAAAGAGACGAAAGCAGTAGTGGAAATGTATACGACTATGAAAAATGGGCAATGGAAGTGTCTGGAGTAGAGTCGGTTAAAGTAAAACCTCTTTGGAAGGGGAATGGTACTGTAAAAATAATAGTTGCAGGTGACAATGGGGCTCAGTTAGATGATACTATAGTTCAAAATGTAAAAGAATATATTGATCCACATGATGGAGCAGGATTTGGAAAAGCTCCTATAGGTGCTACGGTTACTGTCATATCAGTAACGCCTATGCAAATAGATGTTAAAATTCAAGGTTTAATCATAGAAGATAAATTCAGCTTAGAAGATGTAAAGCTTAATATTAAAAAATCACTTGATGCATATTTTAAAAAATTATCAGCAGGGGGAGCAGTTAAGATAAATGCTGTTGAAGCTGTAATAATGATGACAGAAGGGGTAAATGATCTAACTTCAATTAAGATAAATGATCAAAGTAAAAATATACTAGTTATAGATGAAAACAAAGCATCTTTAGGAGGTATAACCTATGAATAAGTTACCTTTTAGAAGATGTTATTTATTGTTAGGGGGAGTTATTTATGAGTAAGGTATCACAAGTAAATTTATTTATGAATAAGTCCTTAAATAATGAAGTAGAAAATAATAAATGTGCAGAAAAATTAAAGAGCTATGTGCCTTATGAAATACAAAGTAGTTATATTTTCAAGGAAATATTTAATGCTCATGGAGATATATTTGAACAATTAGAAGTAGATATTTCAGATTTATTTTTGCAAATTCTGCCTCAAACTGCGACAGAATGGGGAATAAGTCTTTGGGAAAAGCGTATTGGAATCTCGACTAATACATCTAAAACCTTAGAAGAAAGAAGAGCAAGAGTTTTAGCAAAGCTTATTAATAGAAGTACAACTACGGTTGAAACAATAAAGCAAATTTGTAGAAGCTTTGCTTCAGAAGTTGAAGTAATTCAACATAATGATGAGTATTATTTTGAAGTAAATTTATTAAGTAATTTAGGATTTTCTTATGAATTAAAAAGTATGTATGATTTTATAGATATAGTAAAACCAGCACATCTAGGAACAAAATATAAATTGACATCACTTTCTAGAGGAAAAGCTTATTACAAATTAGCTGCTACAACAGGTGAAATTTTAACGGTTTACCCTTGGATTGCTAGAAACATTGAAACAAGCACAAAACTAGAAGTTGGCGTAAGTCAAAATAAAGGTTCAGAAACTATGACAATATATCCATTAAAATCTTAGAAAAATTATAACTATTACAGTTTTAATAAAGTTATAACTACTGGAATTTAAGAAAGGTTATAAATAAAAATCTTTTATAAAAAGTATAAAACAATATATTCAAAAGAATAAAGGATTAAAATTTAATAAACAAAATAAAAAAACAATAAAAAGGAGAGGATTTAATTTGGCAGAAAATTTTTATACAATACTAACCTCAACAGGAAAAGCAAAATTAGCAAATTCAGCAGTCTTAGGCAGTAAAGTGAATTTTAAAACATTAAAAGTAGGCGATGGAAAAGGAGCTTACTATGAGCCGTCAGAAAATCAAACCTCACTTGTAAATCAAGTCTGGTCAGGAAATATAGGCTCAATTTCTGTAGATGAAAATAACCCAAACTGGATAGTAATAGAAACCTTAATACCAGCGACTATTGGAGGATTTTTCATTAGAGAAGCTGGTATTTTTGATGAAGACGATGAGTTAATTGCAATAAGTAAACTTTCAGAAACATATAAGCCAGTAGTTTCAGAAGGCAGCATAAAAGATTTATGCATCAAAATTATATTAGAAGTAAGTAATGTAGAGAGTGTAACTTTGAAGATAGATCCTACTGTAATTGTTGCTACTAGGAAGGATATTGATATATTAGAAGCAAAAGTTCAAGATGTTAATACGAAAGTGTCAAAAAATACTCAAGATATATTAGATTTAAATACTAATAAAGCTAATATAACTGACAGTAATAGAACTACTACTGCAAAAGATATAACGGGTGCTATAAATGAATTGAATAGTGGTAAAGCCAATAAGGATGGATTAGTACAAAAAAATTTGAATGCAGATTTATTAGATGGATTACATTCAACAGACATTATTAGAAAATATGATTTAAATTCAATCAATATAGATATAACAGATGGAAGTTGGTATACAAGTATTAGTGAAACTGGTCATGGTACAACTTCTTGGGGGGGATGGGTTCATGTAATTCAATATGCAACTCCGCATTTTTACACTCAGATTGCAAATACTGTAAATAGTAATCCTGGTGCAGTGACAGGAATGGCAATTCGCACAAAATGGCTTCAATCAGGTGTATGGACACAATGGAGAGCAATACCAATGCATCAAAGAGCTGCTGATGGCATGAATGCAGACAACTTAACAGATACTGGTATGTACTCAGGTTCGTGGGGGGCAGGAGTTCCAACTGAATATCCAGGATACTATGATAATCAAGGAGTTTTACAGGTTGTTAATTATTGGAATTTAGCAGATCCAAAATGGGTTAGACAAATATTTTATACTCCACATAATGATCTGATTTTTGAGAGAGCTAGAGTAAATGGAGTTTGGTTAAAATGGAAACCTTTGAATACAACTGAAACTACAACAATAACACAATTCTACAATGGATGGTCAAGATGGTCAGATGTTACTTATGGAACTGATTTAACGAAGAGTGGAAATTTGGTCAACTTATCTATTTTAGTTATAAGTTCATCACCTAATCAAAGTGCAATGTTTTATTTACCAGAAGGTTATAGACCTAGAAATAATATTATAGGTACAGCTTGGGGGGGAAACAAGCATTCTGAATTTAGAGTATATAAAGATGGTACTGTTGCTATGAATAGTACACCAACAGCACAAACATGGCATTCAATACAAGTGACTTTTTCAGTATAGGAGGATACGCAAATAATGGTAACACAAAAAGAATATGAAAGAATGTTTAAAGAAATAGATGGAATGATTTTTACTCCAAAAGTAAATTATGTTGAAGAAGAAAATGAAGTTGATGGAATTAAAGAAAAAGAATTTAAATATGAAATATTAAAAACTGCTGATGAAGTATATGAAGAATACTTAAATCCACAAAAGCCACAACAAACTGAAATAGAAACTTTAAAACAAAGATTAGCAGACATGGAAAACTATATATTACAAAAAGAATTACAAGAATCAACTAACTAATAAGCAAAGTATATAAAGATTATAAAAAAGGTGGTATGTTAAAATGACAAAATTACAAGAACTGCTAGGAAAAATATTAAAAAGTAGAATCGAAAGAGAAATAGAAGATGGTATTCTAGAAACTGATAAAGCTAATTTATGTGAAACCTTAGATATTTTTATGGCAAGCAAAAAAATTACTTCAGAGCAATATAAGGAGTTAGCGGAACTAGCAACCATTGGATAATAATAAAACTCTGGAATAGTAAAAAGGAGAGGAATTTTACATTCTTTAACTTAAATCAAAGAGGTAAAGCTTATTTAATAATGTAAAAAAACCTTATTTCATAGAAAAATTATATAAAAATTACAATATAATTAGAGAAAATGTATAAGAAATTGAGAATAATAACCCTTATAATAGTAAGTGGGAACAAAAGATAATTTCCCCTCATAAAGCATATTAAATAAAGCAGCTCAGAATGTAAAATATTTTTGAACTGTTATTTTTATGCTTAAATTCTAATACACCTTAAACAAAAGGACATTTATAGAAATATAGATGTCTTTTTTGATTAAAAGCATAGGTAAAAAAGTGTAAGATTACATACAACACTTCCAAAGGTTTATTCTATATTACGATTAAAGGGGGTGATGAGGGAGCAATCAGTTAAAATTAGCCTTTAATTTAAACACAGAAAATATTAATACTTAACCTGAGTAATTCAGGGAAATCAATGCTTATGCAATTACATAAGTAAATATTAAAAATTAATTATTTAGGAGGAAAATATAATGGGAACAATTAAACAAAGAAAGAGTTTTGCAAATTATTTAAATGTAGGAGCAGGTGTAGAAGAATACGCGTTAATGGGAGCTGGTTTTACAGATTTAATTGAAACTCCAGCAGCGCAAACAGCTTCAAAGAAGTACGTAAATGACAAATCAGCTACTAAGAGCATACTAGGATATGACTGGACTACAGCATATGTAACAGATCAAATAAGAGATGAAAAGGCTGTTGATTTTATCTGTAATGTAGGTGAAATGCAATTAGTTGGTTCTGATTGTGAAACTGATTATGTTATCGTTGATTTAGACAAAAAGGGCGCTGTTGATGGCGAATTCAAAGCTAGAAAATTCAGAATAGCAATAGAAGTTGCAAGTTTTGACAACAATGATGGGCAAATGGCTGCAACAGGTAACTTACTTGGAATTGGTGATATAGTGCATGGAACTTTCAATGTTACTACTAAAAAATTCATTCCAGCCGTATAAAGGAATTGAAAAGACAACAGACTCGTATAACGGGGTCTGTTACTTTCGAATTGATTTATTGATTACATAAATAAAACATTAAAATAATATTTAACAATAAAAGATTATAGGAGGAATTTAGATGATTATTAATAATGTAGAAATTGGTGAATTAGATATATTTGATGCAGATAGTTCTGAAAAGTATGAAAAAACCATTGATAAAGTAATAAAGGAAGCACAGGATTCAAAAGGTCTTAAACTTTCTGCTGCAATTAGAAAACAATGCAATGCAGTATTTAACTGTTTTAATGAACTTTTTGGAGAGGGTGCAGATAAAAAGGTTTTTGGTGATAAAGTTAATTTATTAATTTGTTTAAAGGCATTCGATGAACTAAAGAATGGAATTTCTAATCAAATAGAACAATCAGAAATAGAATTAGACACTATTGCATCTAAATATACTTCTAACAGAGCTAAACGTAAAGTTAAGACAAAATAATGAATATCTTAATTGATTTATTGCCAAAATCAGTAGAAATTGGTGGAGCAGAATATGAGATTAATTTCGATTTTCGTACCTCCATTCTCTTTGAAATGATGGTGCAAGATTACCAGCTTAGTGATAAAGAAAAGATATTAAAAACACTAGAACTATATTACCCAATTATTCCAAAGGATATTGATAAAAATATTAATGAAGCAATTGATAAGGCATTATGGTTTTATCGAGGCGGTAAGGATATAAAAAATCAAAGTTCTCAAATAGGTAGTACCAAGAGTGAGAAGATTTATTCTTTTGAGTATGATGATGAATATATTTACAGTGCATTTTTAGAGCAATATAATATGGATTTACAGGATGTAGAGGATCTTCATTGGTGGAAGTTTAAAGCTATGTTTAAAGCACTTAAAGAAGATAATGAAATAGTGAAAATAATGGGCTATAGAGCTATGACCATAGATAATAAAATGTCTAAGGAGCAAAAAGAATATTATAGAAAAATGAAAAAACTTTATGAAATTCCAAAATCCAAAAATGAAAAAGAAAAAATCAATGCTTTAGAAGAAGCTTTAATGGGAGATGGGGATTTAAATGGATTATTATAGGGTTTTATATATGGGGATATTAATTAAAATTATAAGTTAAAAATACAATATATGTTAAAAAGGAGTAAGAAGATATGTTTGTCTCAGAGCTTATCTATTAAGTGAACATACAAACATAATATTAACTTGTTATTTGTTTGAAAATATATGATGAAAGGTGGTGAACAAATGGCAGATAATTCGATTAGTATTGATACTTCTATTGATACAAGTAACTTTGAAAAAGGACTTGAAGATTTAAGCAACAAGGTAAAAAGTCAATTGGAGGAAACGTTTTTGACTCCAATAGCAGAGAAAGTTTTACCATGTTTAGATGATATGGCAAATGCTCTAAAAGAAGCTTTAGGGTCTGATGAAATATCTTCTAAAGTTGAAGCAATAGCAGAAAAATTAGGAGAATTTGCAGAAAGCATAACTGGAGTAGCAGAAGAGTGTCTACCAGAACTAACAGATGGTCTTTCCTGGATTCTTGGTAACAGTGATGCAATTGCAATGGGGATTGTTGGGATTGGAACTGCTCTTAAAGTATTTGAAGTAGTTAACTTAGTTATGGGGGTAGTTGAAGCATTCCAAGCAGCTAAATTAGCAACAGAAGGATTAACAGTTGCACAATGGCTGTATAATGCAGCAATGGATGCTAATCCTATAGGTATTGTAATTTCAATAATAGCAGGACTTATAGCAGCACTAATGTATCTATGGACTACAAATGAAGGCTTTAGAGAAGCTATAATAGGTGCATGGAATGCTATTTCAGAAGCTGCTACTACAGTATGGGAAGGTATTTGTACATTTTTCACAGAAACAATTCCAGCAGCCTTTAACAGCTTAGTTGAATTTTTCACAGAAACAGTTCCAGAATTTTTTGGAACCTTGTGGCAAACTATATATCAGTTATGTAGTGATGGCTGGAATACAGTGGCAGCATTTTTCACAGAGACTTTGCCAGGATTTTTTGATACTTTATGGCAAAGTGTATGTCAGTCATGTAGTGATGGATGGAATCTTATAGTCACATTTTTTACAGAATCAATACCAGCATGGATAGACTCCATAGGAGTTTTCCTTGCAGAGTTACCTAATCAAATAGCATATGGATTGGGTGCAGTATTAGCAGTTATAGTTAGCTGGTGTGTAAATACTTGGGAATATTTATCAACTAATGTGCCACTTTGGATAGAGGGAATAGTTAATTTTTTTGCACAACTTCCAAGTCAAATAATGACTTGGCTTGATACCGTTATTACTAATTTAACAACTTGGGGAAGTAATATGCTGACATCAGCAACAACTACAGTATCAGGTATAATAACAGCAATAGTTAACTATTTCATGCAGCTTCCAGCTCAAATAATGATTTGGTTAGATACAATCATAACTAATTTAACAACTTGGGGAAGTAATATGCTGATAGCAGCAACAACTACAGTGTCAGGTATAATAACAGCAATAGTTAACTATTTCATGCAGCTTCCAACTCAAATAATGACCTGGTTAGATACGACCTTAACTAATCTATCAACATGGGGTGCCAATATGTTAAGTACAGCCACAACAGCTGCGAGTGATGTAGTTACAGGAATAGTTAATACAATTTCTAATATTCCAAGTCAAATGATTACAATAGGGGGCAACATAGTTGCTGGAATAAGACAGGGGATTGAAGATGCTTGGGATAGCATGACAGGATGGATTGGAGGTCTATGCGATAGTTTTGTAGAAGGGTTTAAAGACAATTTAGACATACATTCACCTTCTAGAGTTTTTAGAGATGAGATAGGCAAAAATATAATCAAAGGTATTGGTGTAGGTATTGAATTAGAAACACCAAATTTACAAGAGCAATTAAGCTATAATATATCAGATTTAACTGACAAATTAAAGGCTAGTGTAGGCTTTGAAACTGCAAGCACTACTGCAAGTATTGCAGCTTCTGTAAATAATTCAGCAGGTGTAAACAATCCTACAACTACAAATAACAATGACAATGGAATAAACATAAACATAGAAAACTTTAATGGAACAGATAAGCAGAATGTACAAGAATTAGCACAGGAAATTGCATTCTTAAGTAAGAGAAAACTAGTATAGAAAGGGTGGTAAAATGTTTATATGGAATGGAATAAGCTCTGATGAAATGGGTGTTAAGGTAATATCTTTACCACCTGTTTCTTTAAGCACTGAAAATACAGAGGAAATTACAATAGAAGGCAGAGATGGATTTTTAACAGAATTTAAAGGTTATAGTGGAGATACTAAAAAAGTTGAAGCAGATTATTTTGGTAATGATCCATATGTGCTTTGCAACTGGCTTAGGGGAGATGGAGAAGTAACCTTTAGTAACCAAGAAGAATTTTATTATAAAGCTAGAATTAATAATCAGATTCCTATTGAAGAAATAATAAAAAATCAAATGTATAACTTTTTAATACAATTTAGATGCCAGCCATTTAAGTACTTTATAAGTGGAAAAAATAAAAAAATTATAATAGCAAATAAAACAATACTAAATAACTTTGGAAATTATAAAGCTTTACCGATTATAACGGTTTATGGTAGTGGAAATATTACTATAAATATAAATGGTAGAGCTTTTACTCTATCTAATTTATCTGATTCAATAACAATAATATCTGAAATAGAAGAAGTATTAGATGGTAAGGGAAAATTAATGGAGGGTTACTTCCCATATTTAGATGTAGGTAAAAATACAATTACTTGGAGTGGAAGTGTAACTAAATTAGAGGTGATTCCAAATTGGAGAGTGATTTAATGATTAGATTATGGGAAAGCACAGAAAAGAATTTTAAAGGTAATCAATGGATTCTAAATGAGTGTACTAAATGTGAAATAACAGAAATAATCAATGGTGAATTTGCTTTAGATTTAGAGTATCCATTACAAGATACAAAAGGAATCAGTAAATATATAGTAAGAGGTAATATCATTACTTGTCCAGTTAAAGATAATAGGCCAGAGCAACAATTTAGAATAAGAAAAGTAAATAAAACAGCTACTAACGTAGTTGTATATGCAGAAGCTAAACTAATTGCAGACTTAAAAGCAAATAGAGTAAGAGCTATGACAATAGTAGGTAAAACAAGAAAAGAAGCTATACAAATTGTATTAGATAATGCTTTAGAAAAGCATAGATTTGTAGCTGGAAATTTAGATAATAATACTACTAACAATGTGATAGTTAATATAGAAGAAGGTACTGTATTAGAAGCTTTAATAGGCAAAAAAAATAGTATTTTAAGTGAGTATGGCGGAGAATTTATTATAAATAATAATATTATAGATATAGTTGATAGTAGAGGTTCTGATGAGGGCTTTACTATAGCTTATGGTAAAAATGTATCTTCCATAAAAGAAACTACAGATGATACAGATTTAGTAACTGTTTTAATACCTAAAGTAGGAGATTTAAGATTGCCAGAATATTATGTAGAATCTACAAAGGTAAATAATTATGAGAAAAGATACTTTAAAGATGTGGAACTCAAATTAAAAATTTGGGATGGTAAAAGTGAGAGAGGCTCAGACGAAGTAACGCAAGCAGAAGCATATTCAGTTATAAGAAATACTTGTAATACGATGTTTACTCAAGATAAGCTAGATCAAATTAATTTTAATTATTCAGTTGACTTGGTGACGTTAGGAAAAACAGAAGAATACAAAGAATATGCAATATTAGAAAGTACAGACTTAGGGGATATAGTAGAAATAAAACATAAGCTATTAAATCTGGATTTAAGTGGAAGGATAAATAAGACTATTTATAATGTACTGTTAGATAAATATAGTAAATTAGAAATTGGATTTGCGAAGCAAGATATAACAGATATTATAAATGCTACAGTTAAACAAGTTGATTTTGCTAAACAACAAATATCTTTAAAAGTAGAAAATATGCAAAAGACTTTAAGTAGTGAAATAAAAGTAACAGAAGAAAGTATTTTGCAAGCTGTAACTAAGACAGATAATAATTTAAAATCCCAGATAGAAATAGAAGCAGGGAAGATAAATGCAGTAGTCCAAAGGGATAATACTGGTATGGGATGGACTTTAAACCAAGAAGAATTTAAAGTTGCTTGCACGGGTGCAAGTGGTTCTAGCGTAACAATAGATAAAAATGGGTTGACTGTAAAAGATGGAAAATTTAAATTAAAACACAAGAGTAATACAGTTTTTAAAGTTGATGATAATAGTGGTATATGTACAGCAGATGGTGGATTTATGGTAGAAGATGGTGATACATCGTGTGAAATCAATAGTTTAGGAGTTACTATTAGAGGTACTAATGGTTTTCCAGCACAATTACAGGCAATGGAAGATAGAACAGGATTATATGTACGTGATGATTTATACGTTGAAGATGTAATAAGAGTATATGGAGATGGAAAATTTGAAAAAGATATCATTCTCGTCAACGGAGGAACATTATATATTGGAGATAAAACTTTAAAACAATATATTAAAGATATAATAAACTCAAGTAAATAAGAAAGAGGTGATTAAATGGCATTGCATGATTTAGAAATTAACCTAGATTTAAAACAAAATTTAAATGTATATGCGAATTGTAAACAACTAGATAAACTCCATTTAATTTTTAATATATTTGATGATGGAGTACAAGCAGATTTAAGTAACTATACTGTTAGATTAAAGGCAATAAAAGCTGATAACATACCCCTTATACAAGATACAGAATATTCAGTAGTTAATAATGTAGTGACAATAATAGCACACGAGCAACTTACAACTACAACTGGAGCAACCAAAATAGAATTACAATTTATTAATAAAACAACAGGTGAAAAGAAAGCTACTTTTAATTTAAATTTAAAAGTAATAGCTAGCACATTAGAAGTAGAAAGAAGTATAAGTACAGCAACATATACATTATTAGAACAATTAGAAAATAAATTAGATCGAGCAGAAGATATAGCTGAAAGTATGGATGAAGCCATAGAAATAAATAAAACATTAAGTACAGCAATTACTGATGCTGCTAAGACTAAAAATGCATTGGAAATAGAAACTGGAAAAGGAAATACACTAAAAGCAGATTTAACAAAAAATATTACTGATGGAAATATCGTAAATACTACTTTAGAAAATAGTATTACTAAAGGTAATCAATTAAAAACTGATATAGATGTAAAAAACATACAAGCAGAAGCTAATATTAAGGCAATGGAGAGCTTTGAAGATGTGACAAAACTTACTCAGATAGTAGCTGATCATACTACACAGTTGTCAGAAAAGGCGAACCAAAATGAAATAATTAACGGTAATTTTGACTTTTGGCAAAGAGGTACAGCAATAAACAATGCATTGGTTAATACCTATTTAGCTGATAGATTCTGTATAAAATTTGGAAATGTATCATCTAGTGTTTTCCCTACTAATATTACTCATACTAAGCAACCATTATCTGATGGAGAAATTCCCAAATCAAGTAGTCATTATAGAATTTCTGTTGATGGAGGAGGTGTGTTTAATGGTAGTGATGTTTATTTACTTGCATACTTAATTGAAAATGGTACTAGAAAGTTATGCGGAGCAAATCAAAAGATAACAATTTCATTTTATGCAAGGTCAAGTATACCTAATAAAAAAATTGGATTAGATGCTCAACAGGTGTATGGAACAGGTGGTTCGCCTTCAACAACGAATGTGTTAACGGGTAAATATTTCAACTTAACATCAGCATTTACTAAGTATTCTGTTACGCTTGATACTGCAACTTTAGTTGGAAAAACATTCGGTACAAACGGTGATGATTATTTAAGATTAAATTTCGTACTTGCGTGGGGAATAAATTTTTCTACAAATGTAGGAGATACAATAGCAGAAACCTTTAGAGGTGCTGGATATATAGATATAGCGCAAATTAAAGTTGAAAGTGGAGACAAAGCAACACCTTTTATACCAAGACCTTATGGAGAAGAATTAGCGTTGTGTCAAAGGTATTATGATTATGTAAATGCTCTCACCGGTGGTCGAATTAATTTACCAGCAATCGCTTTGAGTTCAAATGAGGTGAGAGCATTTTACAATTTTAAAGGTAAAAAAAGAACCACGACTAGTACTGTAACAATAGGCGGACAATGGAGAACTTTACCAGGTGGGTATATTTTTAGTAATCCACTTTCTATAATTGAGATTGGAGTTGATGGTTGTACCGTTGCTAGTACAGAAATTACAGCCCTTACTGCTAATCAATCTTGGATTGTTCAATCTGGTGACGCAAATTCTGCATATATTAAAATAGATGCAGAAATATATTAGGAGGTATCATGTATGGATGAAAATATAAAAGTTTATGTACAAGTAAATAGTGAGAATATTATTACCCAGATAAATAGTAGTATATTCATTACAGATTTAACAGGTTGGGTACAAATAGATGAGGGTCAAGGAGATAAATATGCTCATGCACAAGGAAACTACTTTCCTAAAGAAAAACCTTTAACGGATATTCAGTTTAGATATAACTACAAGTTAGTTGATGGGAAGGTTATAGAATTAACAAATAAAGAAAAGGACAGTTTGTTTCCAGCACCAACGCCACAATCAACTAAAGAAGAATTATTGCAAAAACAATTACTAGAAACACAAGCTATGTTGGCAAATTTACAAGAACAAATATTATTAAATAATGGAGGTAAGTAAATATGGGAACTATAATGGAAAATCTAATTAATAACAAATTTTATGCTACAAAGGAAGAGGTTGCAAAAAAGTTAAATGTATTCTTTGCTTTTAATGTTATTGTAGAAGCTGATTATACTAAATTAATGCAATTAACAGAAAGTAAATATACTGTTACTGCATCATAGCAAGAATGGACGTAGAACTAAAGATAAAAAATAAGTAATAGAATAGCACAAATTAAGTGCTTTTTTATCACGTAATATTTACATTGTTATATTATATATAGATAAAAAGCAGTAAAAATATGAACAATTATCTAAGACTTTCAGGAGTCTTTTTTCTTGTTTTACTTTATAAACAAAATTGTAGAAAAACTATAGGTATTGTATAGAAAGTCTATAAGAAACGTACTATAACAAGCCTTATACTAGTATTAGAAGCAGAAGACAAAAATATTTTTCTATAATTTACTGAAGAGTATATAGGAGCTAATGATAAAAAATAAATTTTCAATATTGCAATATCACAATTAAAAGTCAACAAAAGATGGAGAGAAAAATATATTCAAAAAAAGTTAAGAGGAGGAATTTTTTATTTGAATAGACGAAAGTAATGCATTTATTAAATTTATAACAGATAATTTTAGGAGGTATAAACATGGAAAAAGAAACAAATTTAACAGAAAAAAGTTTAAGTATCACAGCCACACCAATTGAAGGGGAAAATTATGTGCATCTTGAATGGACAAACCTTGGAGCAGGGTATAAGTATATGGTTTATTCAAAAGGACAAAATGAAGCAGTATATCAAAGCATTCCTTCAAAAACCAATATAAGAGTATTAAATATATATCCAGGTAAAGGTAATAATCTAAAAGGATGGATGGAAAATCCTAATAGTGAAAGTGCAAATGGATATGGTAAGGCATTGATAGCTGTAGATGAAGTAAATATTGATGCCTTTAATGCAAATCCAATGTCATATATGAAAGATGCAAATGGTAGTTGGAAATATGATGTCATTTATGAAGGCGCATGGGATGTTAACAATTCAAAAGATTTATCAATTCAAGGGTTAACTACTATCAAAGAGTTTATTGATTCAGGAAGAGGATATTTGTGTGGACACGATACAATTTTTACAAGAAATGATTTTACTGCAACTAATAGAAATAAACTTGTATCATATATTAATCTTAAAACAGCAACATACAGCGATTCATATAACATGGGATCAAGCTCTATCAAAATATTAAAAAAGGGACTACTTACAAATTATCCATGGAGTATAGGTGACATTGGTACAACCTTAAATGTTCCTATGTCACATACATCAAGCCAGTTTGCTAGTGGTGATGTATGGATGAGTTATAGCAATAACCAGTGGAGTTCAGCTAAAGAGATTTCATCTTACGAAGGACAAGAGGTAACTAATAATTTCTATCTTACAACTTGGAACAATACAGCTATGATTCAAACAGGTCATTCAAATGGCGCTGCAACACCAGATGAGCAAAAATTACTTGCAAATACATTATTTTATTTAGCTCAACTAACAAGTGATACTTCTTGTGATGATCATAAAGGTCAAGATTTAACAGCTCCAGATAAAGTAACCATTACTAGTGCATCAAATGATGATAAAAATTTAAATATATCTTACTCTAAGGCAAATGATAATGGAACAAAGTATGAATATTATGTTAAAGCCAGTGATGGTAATACAGCTAATGACATAACTTCAAGTACTGTTTCTACTATAAATACATCAGGAATTGCTGGATATTCATATGTTATAGATAATATAGAAAATACAGAACCAAATAGCAGTATTGATACTAAGGACTTATCAATATCTGTACCATTATCTCAATTAGATTTATTAAAGCCTATTTATATTCATATTAAAGCTATCGATAATGCAGGAAACTTATCAGAAACTACTCATTATAAATATGAATATATAGCTAGCTTAGATTTAGACAAAACAGCAATAGTTCTAAAAGAAGGTGAAGCAGAACAATTAACTGCAATAACAGATCCACCAGCCATGGAAGTAACTTGGTCTTCAAGTGATACTTCAGTAGCGACAGTAGATGCAAAGGGTAAAGTCACAGCAATAAAAAAAGGGCAGGTGACTATAACTGCAACTACAACTAATGGCAGTAACTTAAGTGCAACTTGCATTGTAACGGTAAAAAAGAAAATTATTTTAGATGTGGAGCCAGAAAAAAATAAAATTCACTTAAAAGAAAATGCAGTAGTTCGTTTAACTATAGATAATATAAAAGAAATAGCAGCAGAAGATGCAATAATAAAGTACGACAGTACTAAATTAAAATTTATAGGAATGACTGAAGTTAAAGGAATAAAATTAGTAAAATTAGAACAAGATGAGGATGAATTAAGAATAATAACTGCTAGCAGAGGTTTGTCTAGAATAGTTAATGATAAGAAAATACTATTAAAATTGTATTTCAAAGGAATAGCTTCAGGAGAGGCTTTGGTTGATGTAATTAAAGGTAAAGTTACTGATGGTATAGAAATGGAAAAAGATTTAATAGATGATGAATGTGGACAAACAACCATAATTATAGATGATGTTGTAGTAGATGATGTAAATCATACTGGTGAATTCACTCTTTTGGACTTAGGTATTGATGGCAGGCACTTAGGAGAAGATCCTAAAACACTTCCACAATATAATACTGATCAAGTAATCAATGGAGCAATAGATGATGACGACTTATTAAAGATTGGTGAATATATGCTTACTAATCCTAATTATAGGTTTAATTAATATATAAAACAAATAGATATATGAAAATCTATATAAGGCACTTGCAGAAATGTAAGTGTCTTTTGCTGCTACAAAAAAATAATTATGTAGAAATAATTAACCGTGGAAAAACATTATTATTAACAAAACGAAAATTTAACCAAATAATTAAATATTAATACAAAACTTCTTTTAATAATTCAATTCAAGAGAGGAAGTGTAACATGAATGAAGAGCTAATAAGAGATAAACTAGAAACTCATGACCTACGTTTAAATAATCATGGTTCCAGAATAGATAAATTGGAGCAAGATAGTGCCAGTTTTAAGATAGAACTGAAAAATTTATGTGATAATTTAAAAGCTTTAACAAGTGTACTAAAAGGACTTATAGGACTTGGAGCAACAACGTTAGTGGGCTTTTTTATTTATACCATAGAAAAATTAATGAAGTAAAAATATTATAGAAAGAAGGATATCAAAATGAATATTAATTGGAAAACAAGATTTACTAACAAAATATTTTTAATAGCAATAGCAAGTGCCATAGTCTTATTAAGCCAGCAATTAGGTTTTAATATATTTCCAGACAATTGGGCAGATATACTTAATACTATATTAACAATACTTATTTTACTTGGTATAGTTATTGATCCTAGTACTTCTGGAATGAGTGATGCTAAAGATAGTAATTCTAAAATAATGGAAGAAAAATAAATAGAATTTATATTAACTAAATTTATGTATATATGTTGCAATAATAAATCTACATCTAAAAACTTGTAATTATAATCAGCTGTAAGTAATTTATATATAAAAATCTAATTGTAACATATATAATTTATTATAAGATCCGTATATTGGAAATTTATAGAGATAAAATATAAAACAATAGAATATATTTATATTGTAATTAAAAAATGAATCTATGAAAAGAAACCATAGATTTTAAAGTTATTCTCTCATGTTATGCAATAAAGGGACAAGGACCTAAATAAAAAAATATTAAGAAAGAAGGATGGTAGAAATGAATATTGATTGGAAATCAAGATTTACTAACAAAACATTTTTAGTAGCAATGGCAAGTGCTATAGTTTTATTAACTCAGCAGTTAGGTTTAGATATATTTCCTAGCAATTGGGCAGATATACTTAATACTATATTAACAATATTTATTTTACTTGGTATTGTTATTGATCCTAGTACTTCTGGAATAAGTGATAAAAAAGGCAACAGTGAGAAAACAATTGAGAAAAATAAATAAGGTCAATAATAGATATCATCAATTAGTTAAAGAGGATTTAGGTAGAGAATGATAAATATAGGATATTAAATAAAGTGGAGATATATATTATAAATTTATTACTAAAATTATGTTTATAAAACGATATATGTGTTGCAATTAAGTTTATACAATACAGTAAAGTTAGTTTTATATGCTAATGCTAATATATCTTTTTGTAAAATCATTATTGCAACATATATATTAAAAAATTTATGGAGATAAAATATAAAAATAATAGAATATGTCCATATATTTATACTGTAATTTGAACTAAATATATGAAAAGAGAGAGTACTTATAAAGTTACTTTCTCATATTATGTAATAGAGAAAAAAATTAACGTTATAACTATAAAAGGGATGGTGAAGTTATGAAAATTGGATTAAGAGCAGGGCATTCAGATAATTGTCCAGGTGCTATAGGAATAGTTGATGAGCATGAGCAGATGAAAGTTTTTTATTCATCCGTAAAAACTATTTTAGAGAATTATGGACATACAGTTATAGACTGTAACAGTAATGCAAGCACTCCGAGTAGAGAATTATCAGAGGGAGCTTATAAGGCTAATAGTAACAATGTTGAATTATTTGTGTCTTTGCATATGAATGCAAGTGATGGACAAGGGTATGGAACAGAAGCCTGGGTTAGCAGCATAAACAGTAAATCTTATAACAGGGCAAATAATTTATGTGTGAATTTTGGTAGTTTGGGTTTTACAAATAGAGGAGTTAAAACTTCTTCAACTTTATATGAAATGAAATATGTTGCTGCTCCTAATATTATATTTGAAATTTGTTTTTGTGATAGCCAAATAGATATAGATATTTATAACAAATATTCATGGGAAAAACTATCTTATATGTTTGCAAATGCTATAGATAGTAATATTCCTAAAGAACCTAAGGTATGGAAATTAGGTTGGAATCAAGATTCAACAGGCTGGTGGTATTGTACAGATTTAGGGAATAAATATTATTATAAAGATTGTTGGCAAATGATAGAGGGTTCATGGTATTCCTTTGACAGTCGTGGATATGCAAGGGAATCTGCTTGGCTAGAAGAAAATGGAAAATGGTATTATTTAAAAAGTAATTGTGCCATGGCAAAATCAGAATGGTTATGGATAGATGGTGAATGTTATTGCTTTGACGAACATGGAGTATTATACGTAGACGCTACAACTCCAGATGGCTATAGAGTTGATGAAAGTGGTGCATGGATTCCATAAAAGTAAACCATGAAATTTAAAATATAAAGTATATTAATAAGCAACAGTAATAATAATGAATACCTGACCTTCTTTAGGTACACTAAGAGTATTAAATAGAGAAGAGAAAGCTAAGAAATATATTGAAAATTTAAACAAAGAAGTATAAAATTATATAAAGAAAGCTTATTATATATTAGCTATAATATATAATTTGAATTGTAGATAAAGGCGTTTTCTTAAAATTAAGAAAATGCTTTTTCCTTCTATGAAGAAATTATATTATAAACTCAATAAAATCCTTATTTTTACTATGTGCTTTTAGCAACTCTATATCCATTTTGTATTTCTTAAAATATGCTTA